AAGCCCTCTGTGCTGGGTAATGTGTATGGATTGACCGAAGAAGAATTGAAAGAACTTCGTGGGTTGATTGATGAAGCGTTAAAGAAATGAGTATGAAACAGGCTAAAATAAGACCACCGCCTATTATTTTGTGATAATCGCTTTGATGTCACGAACCCAATGGGCGACAATTCTTCTTTCACACGATTATAAGATAAGTTTGCAACGAATTTACGACAATAGATTGATTGTCGTGACTACGCACGATGCTTTTTAGATTACATAATCGGTTAGTGGTAAATTCGCAAACAGAAATAACGCAGCTATCCTAACAGCTGAAAAGTATAAACCCCGCCATCGGATGAAGTTAGGAGCGTCCTTTGGTGGGGTTCAATTTTAAAACGATCGCAAAGATATGAAAACAAATCAAGAAATGGTGCGATACATTGATAGCTTTTCAGTGGTTCAGCGCACAAGTGATGGGTATTTTGACGGTAGTGAACTTCTTCGGCAGTGGAATAATGTAGAAGGTAATCCAAGAAGAAGGATGTCTGAATTTATTGACAGTCCTAAAGTTAAGGAGTTTTTAAAGGCTCTTGCAGACGATGAAAGCCATAGGTCAAAAACCGACATTGGTGAAAATCAGCTGCTTATAAAAGTTAAGGGTAAAAATACAAAAGAAGGAAAAACTCCTGATAAGGTCTGGATGAACCCACTACTTTTTATCAAGTTTGCCATGTGGATAAATCCGACTTTTGAAGTCAAGGTATTGCGGTTTGTCTATGATGAAATGATTCGCTATCGAAACGATGCTGGTGACGCTTACAAAGAACTCTCATCTGCTGTTATGAAGATAGTTCCCAAGGATTTTATGCCTAAAGCTATGCAAAAGGTTGGTGAAGCATTAAATTGGGTGATTTTTAATAATCACGAAAAGATGTTGCGTAACAAGCATGGTGACGAAATAAAGCAACGTGAATTGTGGCAGCTTGAAAAGAAAGTTGCTGATTTAATAAACGAAGGATTTATAACTAACTTCGATAATTTGATTAGCTATCTGAGAAACCAATATCAAAAGCGTAATTATCCACAAGTGTTCAATTATGCTTCTTAAAAACAATGCGCACCTCATTAAGTTGGGGTGCGCTTGTTTTTATGACGAATTGGAGAAAATTGTGGCTGAAATCAAAGAAAAGCAGGAAAAAGGTTGATTAATTGTAAGTATATGTATTTCTTTGTCTCATTATTAACTAACAAATTTATAATTATGAAGAAAATACTTTTCATGCTGGTTACACTATTTTGCTTATCTGCTAATGCACAAGAAAAAAAGGAAGAAGAATCCTCTAAAAGCAAAACTGTAGAGCTTTTAAAAAAGGATGGTGTCCTTTTAAAAAAGGATTTCTATGATATTGGCAAGGTAGCAGGTGCGACTTTTCAAAATATAGTTATTACTGATATTTCGACTGGTCAAAAAACAGGAGCACTGCGTATTGAAACCTCATACTATTCTTCTATAGGAACAGACACATATATCGGAACGTTAGATTATGATGAGTTAGCAGGTTGCATTAAGTCACTGTCTTATATCAAAGATAACATTATAACAACCATACCTGAAAACTATATTGAATGTGAGTATAACACTAAAGATGGAGTTAGCCTTGGCGCATATTTAAATATAACAAAGAAAGAAAGTGTATGGAAAATTTACATACAAACGAAGAGCTATACAAATAGATCACAAACATTTATGAAGGCTGAGAATATTAGCGAAGTTATTTCTTTACTAAATCAGTCTTTAGAAAGTTTAAAAAGCCATCTATAAAATTAACAGCAGAAGCCGAAGCACTAAACTCCGGCTTTTTCTTTACCCACCATTCAGCCTCCAACAATAAAAAAACAGTACCTACCAAAGTAGGTACTGTTTTTATGCTAAAATGAAAGAAAATTACTATTTTATTGGCATTAATTGCTCAAATAATGCAGTATATAGATTGCCTTTATCATCTTTAACGAGACAATCATCTTTGTAGATAGTAGTAACTGTTACAGGCATATTTTTATATAATACAATACTAACTTTTTCTTTTAAATCCTCTTTTTTTATTTTGTTGGTATAGATTTTCTCTTGATAATCATTGTTCCTTGGACCTAAGAATTTGTCTCCATTAAGATGTATCATATGGTCAGGCATATCAGCTAACCAAACTTCTGTCTCCCATGCTAACTTTTCTGAGAATCTCTTAAATGTCTTAAAATCTAAAAAAGCAGTGACGAATATTTTTCCACAAGTAACGTTTTGTGTCATTGCATTAATTTCTATAATCCTTTTGGGATCCATTGGACCAACGGAAGTTACGGATTCTATAAAATAGAGCCAATTTTTCTCTTTATTATATAGTACTACATCTGGCATTTTGTCATGTAGAGTAATTTCAAAGCCTAGC